ATGCGCGAGATGTGGCGGCACATAGATAGGCGGCTCCGATGCCGACAACGAACTCCTGGAATGTCGTCGATTGGCTGACGACTGAAGGGCTCCGACTGCTCACGAACAAGCTGGCCGTGGCCCAGTTTGGCAACACGAACTACAACAAGGAATTTACGCGGGACTTCGCGGTTGGCGAAACCGTCCGTGTCCCCCGTCCGTTCCAGCCGACGATCCGCACCGGCCTCGGGTATAACCCGCAGGCGGTCACGCGCATCTACACCACGGTCACGGTCGATCAAATCTTCGGCGTGGACCTCGAGTGGGATGACGTGCAGAAGGCGCTCGAAGTCACCAAGCCCGATGCCCAACTCCGTGATCAGGTGCTCGATCCCTGCATGTCCTACATCGCGCAGGAGATTGACAGCCGGTTCACGCAGTATGCGTATCAGCATGCCAACAACGTCGTGGGCGTGCTCGGGACCGATCCGACCTCGACCACCATCACGATGCAGGCGCGCCAGCGGCTGATTGAGAAAGCCTGTCCGCCCTCTGGCAACAAGGGCTTCATCATTCCGCCCTCGGTCAACACCTCGCTGACCCCGGCGATCCAGTCCCTGTTCCAGCCGGATGACGAAGTGTCGCGGCTGTTCAAGGAAGGGTCCCTCGGGCGTCTGAGCGGCTTCAAGTGGTATGAGAGCATGTCACTCTACAGCCACACCGCGGGCACCTGGGCGGGCGCCGTGACCATCACGACCACGATGGCGAGCGGCGATACCACGCTGGCCGTGACCTGCACCAACGGCGACACGTTCAAGAAGGGCGACAAGATTGGGATCAACGGCTTCTATGCCGTCAACCCGATGACCCGTCGCACGACGACCACGGCAACGACGATGCAGGTCACGGTCCTCGCGGACGTGACGGCGTCGGGCACCTCGGCCACGTTGTCGATCAGCCCGGCCATCTACGGCCCGAGTTCGCCATATCAGAACGTGAACGCGCTGCCGACGGCCACCACGGCGCTGACGCTCTGGCCAGGCACCACGAGCCCCAACGGCAAAGTGGGCAAGGTCGGGTTGGCGATTCATCCCGATGCGTTCGCGCTGGTCGGGGTCAAGCTCGAGACGCCGAAAGCGGTCGAAATGTCCTCACAGCAGCGGGACCCCGATACGGGGATCAGCATTCGCTTTGTGAAGGCGTGGGATCCCGTTCAGTCGAAGATGATCCACCGGTTCGATGTCCTGATGGGCTTCGGGTCGCTGTATTCGGATAACTGCGCCGTCGCCATCGCGTGCGGTTAAGAGGAGAATCACATGACAATGCCTTACGGATCGGGTTTCTCCCCGCTGACCGGCGAACCACGGATGGGCATGATCCCCGTCCCGACGCGGGTCGCCACAGCCATGACGCTGACGACTGGCGGCGGGGCTCGCACATTGACCGCGGCTGAAGTCCTCGGCGGTGTGCTCATCGTGAACTGCGACGACGCCCAGACGGCGACCTTGCCGACGGCGACGCTGCTGAATGCGGCGCTGCCGGGTTGCTCGGTCGGTGCCTCGTTCGAACTCGACATCGTGAACGTGGGCGATACCACGCTGACGGTGGCGGTCGGGACGGGCGGCACGCTGGTGGTCGGGAACAGCAAGAGCACGGTGGCGACGATTGCGCTGCTGAACTCGAAGCGGTTCATCATCATCGTGACCGGTGTGACGCAAAACGGTGATGCCTCGGACAGCTATCAGGTCATTGGCATGGGATCGATTGCGGCGTCGGTTGCGTAGTGTCGGATCTGACGTTTCCCCGTCACGTCTACTGGCGTGGCGGGGACTTTCTCATCGTGCAGACCGTGTTTGACTACGAGGCGGCGGTGCAGGCCGGTGGCCTGGACGCGCCCGCAGCAGACTGGCCTGCGCCGGACGAATACCGGCTGATTACTGAGCCGCCGGCGCCTGATGAACCGAAGAAACCCCGCGGGCGACCGCGGAAAGCGGAGTAACGCATGTCCCGAATAGTCATCGCAGGCGGTGGCGTGTTCACCGCGCAAAACATCTCGGACATTAACGCCAACTTTGTCGAGTTGTATGGCGGCGCGGGTGGCAGCGGCCATACGGGTCCGACGGGTTCGACGGGTCCGACCGGGCCCGCGACGGGCGTGACCGGACCGACCGGACCGACCGGTAGCACGGGACCGACGGGCCCATAAATGTTGGTCACGTCTCGAGCCATCGCCGCCTCGGCGGCGTATGAACTCGGCACCCTCGGCCAAGGCGAAACGATGTCCGCGGCGGATCTGGCCCAATGGCTGGATCTGCTGCGGGCCTTGCTCAATGCCTGGAATGCGGATCGACGCGCCGTGTATGCGACCGCGTTCGAGACGTATACGCTCGTGCCGAATCTCTCGCCCCATACCATCGGGCCGACGGGGACGTTTGTCACGGATGGGCGCCCGGTCAGTCTCGACGGGGCGAATCTGATCCTGCCGGCGACGACGGTGAACTTCAACGGCACGATTACGGTGCGGGATGCCGCGTGGTGGCTGAAGCAGTCCGTGCCGACGCTGACCACGGACATCCCCACGGATGTCTACTACCAGCCGGATTATCCCAACGGCAAGCTCTACTTCTGGCCGGTGCCCTCGACCGCGTATGACGTGCAGTTGATGACGCGGGTGCTGTTCGATGATGTCGCGCTGACCACGAGCAGTTATGAACTGCCGCCCGGCTATTACGATGCGATTCGTCTGACGCTGGCGGAAAAGGGGCAGCGGCCCTTTGGACGGCCGGCGGATGTCACCCTGATCAACGATGCCAGCCGTGCGCGGGCGGTCATCTTTGACAACAACGTCACGATTCCACGGCTCCGCACGAAGGATCCCGGCATGACCCCGGGCAAGGGCGGATTCACCGCCGACTTCAACTGGTTGAACGGACAGATTGTCTAAGGAGTCCTGATGGCTGTGCTGTTCGTTCCGTTGCAGAAGATTATGCAGGCCGTCACGACGCAGGATGCGGTCGCGGTCCTGCCGGATGATTACATCGGGCGCTACGTCGAATCCACCTTCTATGTGGTGTGGAACCATACGTCTGGTGCCGGGTCGGTGGTCGTGGAGACCGCGCACAGTCCCAGCTACACCGGGACGTGGGCGAACCTCGCCACGGCGAACTGGTCCGCGATTGACAAGATTACGAGCATTTCGATTTCCGGCGTCTATGCCGCGGTGCGGGTGCGCATTGCGACGGCCGTGACGAGCGGCGCCGTGGATGTGTGGGTCTTGGCCTCAGATTCGTAAGGAGTGACCGCGTGGCAAAATCCAGTTCCAGTGAACTACTGCAGCAAGTAGACGAGGCGTTCGAGACCACGGAGCAGAAAGCGGAGGCGCTGCAGTCGGTGCAGGCGTCGGCCTCAGCCGCGATTGCCGAGAAACAGGCCGAACTCGCGGCGGTGCAGCAGACGCATGGCGCCTACGTCGAGGAAGCTGAGACGGCTTACCGAGATGCGCGTGTGGCGCTCGAGCGGCTCCAGGGCCAACTCAATGAGCGTATCGGCGTGGCGGTGAATCCTCGCGTCATTGTGCGCGGATGACCACCCGCATCGGGGGGGTGGCGGAAGTCACGTCGAGTGCCTTCCGGCTGCAATCGAATCAGTCTGAGGTCAAGCACGCCGTGGTCTCCGCGAGCGCTGGCGGGGCGACGACGCAAGTCGCAGCGGTCGCTGGCAAGAAGATCAGCGTCTTGGCCTTTGCCCTGACCTCGAGCGGCATCGTCAATGTGAAGTTTCAATCCCACACGTCGGGCGATGTCTCTGGCTTGTTCTATGAGATTGCGAATACCGGCTTCGTGCTCCCCCCGAATGAGTGGGGCTGGTTTGAAACGGTCACGGGCGAGGCGCTCGACATCAATCTGTCAGCGGGCGTGCCGGTGGGTGGCGTGCTGACGTATGTGGAGGTGATTCCGTAATGGCGAATACGAATCCGCAGGCGATTGCGTTCTCCAACGGGCGGATCCGTCCCGGCGCGGACTCTCTCGCCAAGGCGTATTACGCCGCGAAGGCACTCGTCAACGACTGGAACGCCCAGAACGTGGCGGCAGTCATCATCCCCGGAGATACGACCGTGATCAGCGACGGCTCTGCGACCGATGGCCGGAAGCCCATCACGAACGATAACGCCTACGCGATCATCTTGCAGGCGCAGGCCTTAGTGACGCTCTACGAGGCGAGTGCCGGCGCACCGCTGACCGCGATTCTGCTGGTGGCGCCGAATCCTGTCATCAAGTAAATGGCGTATCCCGTGATCCTGGTGAACTCGGCCACCGGCAGCGATTCGGCGGCGAGTGGAGCCGGTCCTTCCACCGCCTTGACCGGCAGCGCGGGGGTCTCGACGGGCACCACCGTGGTGCTGGATGGCTCACCGAATCTGACCGGCGTGGCGACGGATGGCACCCATGTGCTGTGGTTCAACGACACGACGGCTGGCAATCGGAACTTCAGCAAGATTACCGGAACCGCCAACAGTGGCACGCCGACAGCACAGGTCACCGTGGCCGATGCGTTTGCGACGACGACGAAGGCGTGGGCGATTGGCGGGAAGCGAGCCAGTGTGCTGAGCGCCACGAGTATCAGGCTGTGGCACGACGGCGGCGGCAGCGCGGGCGACATGAAAGCCGGATGGACGGAAGAGATGCAGTCGGGGCATACCGAGTCCTACGGCTCGTATGTCTATATGTTTCCTCCCGGCGACGACACCAACGGCCCCGTCACCTTGCGGGGCACCGTCGGCGCCGCCACCAAGCCGATCTTGACGATGACGGCCGATTCGGCCTTTCTGGGTCCCCGTGGGCATCGCCAGCACCTCGAAGGTTTTGAGATTCAGAACACCTCGGGGGCGGCAACGGATAGTCGAGCGATTGATCCCGGGTCTGGCAGCGTCGCGCAAGTCACGCTGAAAAATCTCAAGATTTCGCACGCCACGAACTTCTTTAAGTATGGCCTCACCAATACGGGGAGCACGCTCAACGGCTGGCAAGTGATTGACTGCGAGTTTGGCTACACCGGCTCGCATGCGATCTACGACACGACGGACCCGCAGGGGTTTCTCGCGTATGGGAACTACATCCATGATGGCGGCGGCATCGGGATCAACTTCCCGATCTCATTCGCAGGGCAATACTGCACGACGTTGATCGGCAACGTCATTGCGCGGATGAGCAGTCACGGGGTGGGCCTTGGGGCGGGTGACTTCGATGGCAACAACCGGCAGGGATTGATTCTCCAGAACACGATTGATAGTTGCGGCGGGGATGGCGTGCATTACACGGGGAACTCGGACGTCATCTACGGCACCATCGTGGCGAACAACAACTTCACGAACAATAGCGGCTACGGGGTGAACTTCGTGGATGCGACGGCAGTGGAGCTGTCCACCTGGGGTCAGCGGTTCTACAACAACTTCTACAACAACTCGTCGGGCACGTATTTCCCCAGCGGGATCGGGCTGAATGATACGGCGGTCAATCCGAACTATGTCAGCGCCTCGACGGGAGACTTCACGCCCGCGAATACGACGATTCGCGGGGCGTCTAATCCGCCCACGATTGGGACGGCGACGAACTACCAGTGGATCGGCGCGATTCAGGCCCTCGTGGCGATTGCGATGAAACGGTTTTTCCTGATCCCCAACTAACGTGGCCTTCGATCCCCACGTTGATCTGGCCGTTAGTGCGGTAGCCGTCGCGCCCTCGCCGGCGCTGTCTGGCACGACGTTCACGGTCACGGCTGGGCAAGGCGCCCGCTTCCCGAATCCCGGCACGCAAGGCTATGACCTCGTGGCGTGGGCGTTGGGCACGATGCCCGATCCCACGAATGCCGAGATTCTGCGGGTCACGGGCCTCACGGGGGACGTGTTCACGGTCGCGGCCCGTCCGTGGGCGGTCACGAACAACGGGAACCGGGCGATTCTCGTGGGCGATCTGGTGGCGTTGGCGATTACGGCTAACTTGCTCCAGAACATCGAAGCCGCGTTGCCTGGGCCAACGGGGATTACGGGTCCGACCGGCCATACCGGCGTCACTGGTCCCAGTGGTCCGACGGGTCCGACCGGCGCACAGGGCACCGCCGCCCAACTCACGGGGTCCACCGGTCCCACCGGTGCCACTGGCCCGCAAGGGACGGCGGCGCAACTCACGGGACCCACCGGGCCGACGGGGCCCACAGGGGCCCAAGGGACCGCTGCGCAACTGACCGGCCCCACCGGTCCTACGGGACCCACGGGTGCCCAAGGCACGGCCATTACGGGCCCGACCGGACCGACAGGACCCACTGGGCCCACAGGTCCGCAGGGCACGGCGGCGCAGTTGACCGGTCCCACTGGGCCCACCGGCCCGACGGGGGCTCAGGGCACCGCTGCGCAACTGACGGGACCCACGGGCCCGACGGGCATCACAGGGCCCACAGGTAGCACGGGTCCGACCGGGCCGCAAGGCACGGCCGCCCAACTCACCGGCCCGACCGGTCCCACCGGCACGACGGGCCCCACGGGTCCGACGGGCGTCACGGGCGACAAAGGCGGGCTTCGCTATAACTTCCTGACCGCCACGGCGAGCACGGATCCGGGCAGCGGGAATTTCAATTACAACAGCCCGACGCTGGCGAACGTCACCTCGATGTATCTCAGTAACACCGACGCCTCGGGGAACAGTGTGGGCGCGGTCTTCCAGTCGGCGCAGGCGAACCCCGGGTATGTGTTCATCAAGAGCAACCTCGGAAGCAACGTTAACGCCTTCGTGGTCTCGACGGAACTGGCTCGGACCGGCTTCAATGAAGTGCTGGTGGCGTATGAGGCCGGAACGAACCCTCCGTCGAATGCGGAGGCGTGCGTTTTCAACTTCAGCCGCAATGGCAACACGGGACCGACCGGGCATACTGGGGCGACCGGCCCGACAGGCATTACCGGCCCCACCGGCCCGACTGGGCCGAGTGGCCCCACGGGTTCCAATGCGATTCTGACGGGCATCACGGGCCCCACCGGCCCCAGTGGCCCCACAGGACCGACCGGCCCCACCGGACCCTCTGGGCCGACGGGTTCGACCGGCGCCGGCTTCAATCCGGCCGTCCCAAGGATTTTCACGCAGGGCTCGACACAGACGCCGATCCCTGATGCGAGCACGACGGATTTATACATCCTCTCGACGCTGGCTATCACTGCCGTCATGGGAGCTCCGGTTGGCTCGCCCACGGCTGGCCAGTGGCTCGAGATGCTGATTCTCTGCACCGGCACGCAGAAAGGCATTACCTGGAGCACCTCGGCTGGTGGATACTTAGCCAACACGCTGGGCGTGACGTTGCCGGCGGTGACGACCACCAATCAGACGATTGGGCTGTCCTTCCGGTATGTGACGGCCAACTCGATTAACAAGTGGCTGCTCTTGTCGAAGGGTGTGGGCTAATGACGGTCTCGGTCGTGATGATTGCGAAGAATGAAGAGGCGGTGCTGGGGCGCTGCCTGGAGTCGGTCAAAGAGGCTGACGAGATTATCATTTGCGATACCGGGTCCACGGATCGCACCGTCGAGATTGCCAAGCAATACACCGAGAAGGTGTTCACGGATTACGTCTGGGAGGATCACTTCGCCAATGCCCGTAACCATGCGCTGAGCAAGGCGACGGGCGACTGGATCCTCTCGATTGACGCGGATGAAGTGCTGCTCTGCCCGTTCAGTGCCGTGCGGGACGCCGTGGCGAAGGGCTTCATGGCGGTCAATGTGAAGATGACGGCCGAATATGGCCCGCCCTCGCATTTCTGGTTTCCGCGGCTCTTCCTGCGCTCCCCGAATGTCTGGTGGGAGGGCTCAATTCACAATCACATCTCCGTCATGGGCGAAGATGTCGGTGCGGTCGCCATTGCCTACGGCTATTCGCCGGCCCACAAACTGGATCCCTTGCGGTCGCTGCGGATTCTGGAGAAGGCCGTGGCGGATAACCCCGACTGCATCCGCGAACGGTTTTACCTCGGGCGCGAGTATTTCTACCGGGGGATGTATGACAAGGCCCTGCCGATGCTCGGGCGCTACGTCCAGCAGTCACGGTTCCTCGCGGAGAAGGCGGAAGCCTTCCTGACGATGGCGCGGGTCTATTGGGAACTGCACCAGTCGGATGACGCCCGGGATGCGCTCGCGCAGTGCCTGATTATCAATCCGCGGTTCAAAGAAGCGGTGCTCTTCATGGCGACACTCGCCGGGGATGGCTCCAACAATCCCCGCTGGCAGCGCAACGCCGATCAGTGGAAGCGGATGGCCGAGAGCGCCGACAACGAAGACGTGCTGTTTCTGCGCACATGAAGTATCTCTTGTCGCCCCATGACGACGATTCGGCGCTCTTTGCGGCGGTGACCTGCCTGCGGGAGCAGCCGACGGTGGTCGTGGTGACGGATTCACTGGTGCAGCCGGCGCGGGGCGAGACCGGCTGTTCAGCGGAAGATCGGGCGAGCGAGACGGAGAAGGCCCACGCGGTGCTCGGCTGTCAGACACGGCGCCTGGGGCTGCCCGATGACGGGCTGACATTGGCGGCAATGATCGAGGCGTTCGGCACGCTCTCCGATGTCGAGACGGTGTATGCCCCGGCGCTCGAGGGCGGGCATCCTCACCACGATCTGGTCAGTCTTGCGGCGGCGGCGGTCTTCGGGACCGAGAAGCTGCGGTGCTATGCGACCTACCAGAAGCTCAGTCAATACCGGGATGTAGATCTGCAGCCCGTGGGCACGACAGAAGTCGAATGGTCGCGTCCGGAGTATCAGCAGAAGCTGCAGGCGTTGATCTGTTACGAGAGCCAACTGCGGGTTAACCCGATGCACTTCCGCGCCGTCGAAGGGCGCAGCGAATGGCTGTCGGGGTTCTCACGGCTGCATCTGGGCTGTGGCGCTCGCATCTTCCCCGGCTGGATCAACGTGGACCGGCAGACGCCAGCGGTGCCCAGCAGCTTCTTTACGCGCTGCGACATCGTGGCTGAACCGTTGCCCCTCGAGGATGCCAGCGTCGATTACGTCTTCTCGGAAGATGTCCTCGAGCATCTCCCGCCGGAGCGCCGAGTGGCGGTGATCAACGAGGTCAACAGGGTGCTCGTGCCGGGAGGCGTCATGGAGCACTACGTGCCGAACGCCGGCAGCCGGAATGCCTACGGCTCCCCGAGTCACCTGTCGCACTGGAATGCGCAGGTCTTCGAGCATTTCGACGTGGACTCGCATCGCTGGGCGAAGGATCGGGCCTTTGAGGGCATTCAGGGCGGCTTTAAGAAAGTCAGTGCGGATCTGTTGAACTGGCAAGTCGAAGAGGACGGCGTGAAGCGGGCGCAGAGTCTGCGCGTGCGCTATCGGAAGGTTGCAATATGACGATTAATGGGCTGCTTGGACTGGCGTCTGGGATCGTGTTTCCCCTACTCGTGATCGGCTTCGTGCTGACTGTCGGAGTTGCGATCATTGAGTGGAAGAAGGGCACGCTGTAGGCATGCTCCGAAAGACCTTTCTGTTGCCGCAGTTCGGGCCGCCGTTCCCGTGGACAGAGCAATACCTGGAGCATATCGGCAGCCTCGCGCCCTATGGCTGGTCGTGGAAGATTCTCACGCCTCACGGCTACACGTCGAAGAGTCCGAACGTCGAGATTGTGCCGATGACCTTCGCGCAGTTCGATGCGCGGGTCACAGCCATTACCGGCGTGGAGTCGGGCAACTTCCTCGATGCCGACGGCCTGCCGGTGAAGCTGCTGAGTGACTACTACCCGGCCTTCGGGGAACTGTTCGCGGACCTCTTGACCGAGTGCGACTACTGGAGCATCACGAATTGGGATGTGCTCTACGGCCGACTGGATCACTTCCTGCCCGATGAGACGCTCGCGCAGTATGACCTCTGGTCCGACGACCATCACCACGTCAACAGCCTGTGGTGTCTCTACAAGAACGAGCCGCGCATCAATGCGCTGTATCGGCTCGTCCCGCACTGGGAGGAGATGTTCCAAGTCAACGGGCGACCGATCTTCGGGTTTGATGAGATTTACTTCGACCTGATCGTGCGGCAACTCGCGGATGCCAGGCAGATTCGGTTCGGCCATCCCCCGTATTTCGCGGTGCATAGCTATGACCGATTGATTCAGCATCAGCCGACGCCGAATCTGTCGCTGGCGCCGGATGGGGCGTTGATTGAGTGCTTTGACGACGGCTTCAAACCGTTAGAGAGCTATCCCGCATGGCGCGGGTTCTTCGGGCGTGAGATTGCCTACTTTCATTTTCTGAGCACCAAGACATGGCCCGCACTGCGACCCTATCCCGTCCGCTGACCTCCCACTATCGGGAGATCGACGCCTGTCGCATGACGGGCAGTCGGGACTTGGTGTCGCTGCTGGATCTGGGCGAGATGGCGCTGACGGGCATCTTCCCGAAGCCGGGCGTCGAGGTGCCGAGTGGGCCCGTGGAACTGGTGCTGTGTCCCGATGGCGGCCTCGTGCAGTTGCGTCAGAGTTATGATCCCTCGCTGATGTATGGCGAGAACTACGGCTATCGGTCTGGGCTGAACGGCTCGATGGTGCGGCATCTGGCGGGCATCGCGGTCTCGCTCGAGCGGCGGTGCCCAACGCGGGCAGGCGATGTGGTGCTAGACATCGGCAGCAATGACGGCACACTGCTGAGTGCCTATCAGAACTGGGGCCAGCGGTTTGTCGGGATGGATCCAACCTCGCTGAAGTTCTTACGGTTCTATCTGCCGCATGTGCAGGCGGTGCCAGAGTTTTTCTCGGAGTCAGGCTACCGAGTCTTCGTGGGGGACCGTCGTGCCAGCATCGTGACCTCGATTGCGATGCTCTACGACCTCGAGCAGCCGCTAGCGTTCATGCAAGCCGTCTCGCGCATCCTGGCGGATGACGGCATCTGGTATACGGAGCAGAGCTACCTGCCGGCACTGCTCGAGTCATGCGCCTATGACACGATCTGCCATGAGCATCTGGAGTATTACGGCCTGACGCAGTTGCAGTGGATGGCGGATCGTGCTGACCTGCGTATCATCGAAGCGAAGCCGAACGATACCAACGGCGGATCGTTAGCCGTCACGTTCGCGCACCGGCAGTCGCGGCATCGCGCCGATAGCGCCAATCTTGCCCTGCTGCTGGGTGCGGAGCGCCAGCGCGGACTCGATGAGCCTGACGGCTTCGTGGCCTTCCAATCCGCCGTGGCGCGGCATCGCGTCGAACTGCCGGCGCTGATTCGCTCGCTGCGGGCGGCTGGCAAGACCGTGTTCGGCTACGGCGCCTCCACGAAGGGCAACGTGCTGCTGCAAGCCTGCGGCTTGACCAGCGACGATCTGCCCTGCATCGCGGACGTGAATCCCGATAAGCACGGCTGCGTCACGCCCGGAACGCACATCCCGATTGTCTCGGAAGCGGACGCGCACGCGCAGCAGCCGGATTACTTTCTGGTCATGCCGTGGCATTTCCGCCCGTTCATTCTCGAGCGCGAAGCGGCGTTCTTGCAGCGTGGCGGCAAACTGATCTTCCCTCTGCCGACAATTGACGTGGTAGGCGCATGATCAACCCCCGTTACATCTCGGCCTGCTTCATCACCAAGGATCCGGTCTATCCGCAGGTCATTGTGGACCGCGTGATGGCGGTGGGCTTTGGGGAATGCCTCTTCCTCACGCACTGCGACAGCCCGCACCGGAAGCAGGACCTGTTCGCCAAAGCGCAGCACGATTATCTCTATTACCAAGACGATGACTGCCTTGCACCGATAGCCCAACTGCTGGCGGCGGCTGAACCGAATCGGATTACCTGCGCGATGAAGCCGTCGCATCTCGCGTCCTATGCCACGAGCCGGATCGCGCTGCTGGGGTGGGGCTCGATCTTCCCGAAGCGCACCATTCAGGTGCTCGATCAGTATCGGGCGGTCTATGGTGAGGATCACATCTACAAGCGGGAGACGGAGCGGATCATGACGTGGCTGTCCTTTCCGCAGACGCGCCTCGACCTGCCCATCGAGGATCTGCCGTCAGCCTACGCGCCGGATCGGTTGTCCATGCAGCCAGGCCACTACGACTACATTCCGCTGGTGGAGGAACGCTGCGCCATGCTCGGCCAGCCGGTGCTCGCCTGGAGAACCGTCTGATGGGTGGCTTTCCCTTTGGCGGTGGATACTTCGCGCTCTACGCCCAAGCGGTCGGATCGACGCCCCCGACACCGGGCACCTTGCACTTGCTGCCGCTGATGGGTGTGGGCTAATGCCGCGCATCTCCGTCCCCGGCTTTGTGGACGGCTCCAATACGGAGCGCAGCCCGCAAGCGCAGGTTGGCCGCACGATTAACGAGTTCACGGAATCGACGCAGCCCGGCGGGAATGCGAAGGCGCCGAAGTATCTCCAGAGCACGCCTGGGATCCAGCCGCTGCTGACGTGGCCAGACCAGCCGATCCGCGGGTTGTACTCGATCAACGGGCGGGCGTTTGCGGTGGGTGGGGCGTTGTTTGGCGAGTTTTTTGAGAATGGCACCATCGGGACGACCTACAGCGTTACCAATGACGATCAGCCGGTGTCGTTCTGCTCCAACGGCACGGCAGGCAACCAGATCATGATTGCCTCTGGCGGCGATGGGTATGTCTTCAATACGGACACGGACACATTCACCCAGATCACGGACCCGGATTTTCCGGTGCCAACACGGATGGTGGAGTTCCTGAACGGCTATGGGCTGGCGCTCAAGGGCGGCGGCTCGCGGTCGTTCAGTTGGTCGAACCTTGAAGACTTCCTGATCTGGGATCCGCTAGACGTGGCCGAACGCTCATCCACGGCGGATAACCTCGGCGCCATGATTCGCTCGCACGAGGAGATATTTTTTCTGGGGGGGCAGACCAGTCAGGTATACGTAAACACTGGGGTGGCGTCTGAAATCTGGGCACCGGTTAGCGGTGTGGTGCTCGAGTTCGGCGTGCTCGGTCCATTCGCAGTGAGCCGGGCGGATAACACGATCTTCTGGTTGGGCAGCAGCGTGGACGGCTGGGGCATGATGAACCGCGCCGACGGCTACACCCCGCAGCGCATCTCAACGTTTGGCCTCGAGCAGCAGGTCCAGATGCAGGACATTCCGACGGATGCCCGCACGTTCAGTTTTCAAATGAACGGCCACATCTTCGTGGCGCTCCTGCTGCCTCGGAATGATCGGACATGGCTCTTTGACATCACGATGAATACGTGGGCCGAGTGGAACATCTGGGACACGACCAACGCGGTGTGGTTGCCGCATGTGGCGGGGTCGCACATTTCCGAGTTCGGCATGCACCTCGTGGGGGACCGGCTCTCTGGCGCGATCTACGAGATGAGCATGCTGTTCACTACCGATGAGATTGTGGCCCCGACATGAAGGCGCCTGAGATTGCGGATCGGTTTCAGCGCAGCCTCGAGCGCTTCGGGGATCTCCGGGTCCGTGTGTTGAAGCTGCGGGCGCTCTGTGAACGGTCGGGCGTTCGGATTGAGGAAGTCCTGGCGCTCCTGCCCGAAGACCTGCAGACGCAGATCCAGCCATGAAGCAAGTCATCATGGGCAAAATCTTCGGGGCGGGGTGGGTGGACAGCAGCCCGACGCTGCCGAAGTTTGCCGATTTACGGGGCACGAACATCTGGGGCCGCGACGACATTGATGCGAATGCGGCCTTCCGCTACTCCTATCCGTGGTCGGTGGCCGGCACGTTTAAGAACCTCTACGCAGAAATCGCCGCTCCGGTCTGTAACTCTGGGGATCTAGCCTGGGGCGATCAGCCCTTCACGCTGTATATCAACGGGATCGCCACGGCCCTGACCTGCACCGTGCCTGCGGCGGGGCCGATTGTGCAGAATGGCTTCCAAGCCTCCGCGACCGATACGACGCACATGGTCACGATTGCGCCGGGGGATTACGTCCAGATAGGGCGCGGGTCGAGGGATGTGACCATCGGGCCGAACGCCCAAGGCCCGACGTGCGCGTGGTCGCTGACGTTTGAGAGCGACGACGAAGGCGAGAGCGGGTATGGATGCCCCTTCTCGCAAGAGGGCAGCTCCATCGGCGCCACGAATACGGCCTATACGCCCGCCTTCAGTGGGTCTGGGGCATGGACGGCCATCACGGAGGGGGTCGGCCAAGCGGCGCACCATAGCATCGTGTCGGCGGCGGGGTCGATTTTCCGCATGGATGCCCGCATTTCCGTGGCCCCTGGCACGGGGAAGCACCGCAGTTTTGCCCTCTATAAGAACGCGGTGCTGCAGGATGGATCGGGCGGCACCGTGGATACGACGGTGACGATCAGCGATGCCGAGACGACCGGCTTTGCCCTCTTTGATCTGCCCGTGGACGTGTTGGACTATGTCTCACTGGCGCAGTTGGTGTCCACGTCGCCGGCTGGGTCCTGCATTACGGCCTCGATTGGCTTTCGGGCCACGACGGATGGGCAGTCGATTCTCTGCTTCAATTCGGCGGGGTCCAATCCTGACAACTCGGGCGTGACCGATTTCGCCTCGGCGATGTTCTCCGGGTGGGGCTATACGACGGCACAAGCCCCGACACCCGCGCCCGCGTGGCGGCCAGACCGGTATCCCACAACGGAACTGCTGCTCGCGTTACCGGCAGGGATTGATACGTTTACCCTGCGCGGCTTCTGCGTCAATCTGAGCACGTCTCCCGGCGCGGATAAGTCCTATCTCTTCACGACGCGCCAAGCCTTTGCCGATACGGCGTCAGCCCTGACGATGACCGGGGCATCTGGGATTGATTCGGTCTTATTCACCGATCCCGACGATGGCACGGTGACGTTTAGCGCTCCGACGGATTATCTTGATATCACCGGCCTCGCCACGGGCACTCCTGCGGGCACCCAAGTCGGCTGGACATGGCTCATGGTGGAGTCGGTGCAGCCGCCGATTGTGTCCACGAGTTACCCGATTCGTCGGTTGCGGCGGTTCGCGCTGCCGTTCGATCTGAACAAGTGGGTGTTCATCAGCCGCGTCGAACTGATCATGCAGGCCGGGAATGGCCTCTCGGGGACGGCGGCGACGGTGCAGGGCTACAACCCGATTGTGATGTTTCGCCTGTCGCGCGATGGCGGGGCGACGTGGGATGACGAGCTGCAGATGGCGACGGGCAAAATCGGGGAGTATACGGCTCGGGCCTATCTGAACCGGCTCGGACGCGCCCGGAATCCGGTGGTCGAGTTGACCTCGAGCGATCCGGTCTTTGTGAGTTGGATTGACTTCACGGTCGATTACGAAGAGGGCACCAGTTAGTGGCGAATCCGACGGCCCTGCCCTCGATTACGCAGGCGATTGCGGAGCCGTCTGACCGGGTGACCCGGCCGTGGTATCTGTGGTTCCAGTCGTTGTCCACGCGGAGTGGGAGCGGGGGGAGCGGGTCCACGGGGCCGACGGGTTCGCGGGGGGCGACGGGGCCATCCGGACCGTCTGGGCATACCGGCCCGACGGGACCCACAGGTGGCACGGGCCCCACCGGCCCGAGTGGCGGTCCTGCGGGTCCGACTGGGGCGACAGGCCCCACGGGCCCATCTGGCCCGACTGGCTCCACGGGTCCCCAAGGGACCGCCGCCCAGTTGACGGGCGCGACCGGCCCGACGGGCGCGACCGGCCCCACGGGTGCGCAGGGCACGGCCGCGCAAAGCACGGGCCCGACCGGGCCGACCGGCCCCACAGGACCCCTAGGTCCTACGGGCCTCACGGGGGTGACGGGCCTCACAGGTCCGACCGGCCCGACGGGTCCCACAGGACCGACGGGCGCCCAAGGCACCGCGGCACAAGTCACCGGCCCCACGGGCCCGACCGGCCCAACGGGTCCCACGGGGCCAGCGGGGTCTGGCGGGGCGACCGGTGCGGCGAATGTCTCGCAGGGGAGCTTCGCTAGCCTGCCCGGATCGCCCGACACGGGTCAGATTTATTTCTTCACGGATAGCGTCTATCCGTTCGCCCGCTGTGATGGCGCCTCCACCTGGACCTATTTCCTGAATGGGAAGATTGCGGTGCCGCCAGGACCGAAGTCCGGCTGGACGAGTATCAATGCCGGGTCCGATATGACGGTGACGGACGGCGCCGGGACGATTGATGTCAATATCGCATTTAACGCGTCCCTGAATGTGCGCTTTATTGCGAAGACCCAACCCGGCACGCCCTATGTCGTGACCTATGCCTATGTGGCGGGGTTTCGCACCGATCCAGGGGTGGAGCAGGCGATTTATTTCTATGATGGGACCAAGTTGCTCGGGTTTGGGGCGACCGCGGTCACATTGGGGCAGGTGCCACGACTCCGCGTGCTGCGCTGGAATAGCGTCACGTCGTCCGGGGCAACGTCCATTGTCGCGGACCAGTCGGTCGAGGGGCCAGGGTTCGGCCTGTTCTACATGCGGCAGGCGAACGACGGCACGAATCTGACGTTCTCCTTTTCGCTCGACGGGATCACCTATCACACCTTCTGGACGGAGACGTTGGTGACGTGGCTGACGCCGACGCATTACGGGATCGGAGGCGTGCAGAACGCCTCGGGATCGGCGTTCAATAATCCCGTCACGATTTCCCTGCAGTCCGTCGTGGTGACGTGATGGCTCAGGCGTATACTTCGGTTACACATTCATGACCATTGAGCCGGCGGTCTCTGCCGACTTGGATGCGCTCGTGGCGCTCGGCTGCGAGTTTCGGGCGGCGGTCTATGCGGACCTCCTGCCGGAGAATCCGGCCCAGATGCGGGTGCTGGCGGCGAGCCTGATCGCCTCGGGCACCGGCACGATCTTAGTCGCTCGGGAGGCTGGCGCGATTGTCGGGATGCTGGGCCTGACGGCCTTTGCACACCCCCTGTCTGGCCTGTGGACGGTCGCGGAGTTGTTCTGGTATGTCCAGCCCTCGGCGCGGGGCACGCTCGGCCTGCGGCTCCTGAAGGCCGGGGAACGGTGGGCACGAGACCGGCACGCGCTGCGGTTGCAGACCGTGGCCCCGACCGTTGAAGTGGAGCAGTTGTATCAGCGGCTGGGCTTTCATGCAGTGGAGCGGTCCTTCGAGAAGGTGCTCGCATGATGCCCTTTGCGGACCTCGCCGGGATGTGCGCGGAGCAGGCGCAGGAACGGACAAACCATGCGATCGGCGTATTTCCTGACTGCTGGAATCCGGCCGCGCCGGTCGTGAAGGTCTTCGATGACGTGCTGCTCGAGCCGCTGGCCTATCGGGAATATGTGCTTGAGCAGACCTTCGGGTCGGTGGTGGTTGGTCCGGCGATCTTTCACGGTCTCGCGGAACTGCCGATGGATCCGGTGCGGGATGCGCTGGTCAACCTGTTGCCTGCCTGTGAGCCGACCTTGACCTTTGCGCGGCTGAGTCCTGAAGGGCAGTCGGAGCCTAACTACATCCATACGGATACCGATATGGGCCAGTGGACGGGCATCCTCTATCTCAATCCGAAGCCGGCGGCGGGTGATGGGACGCTGTTCTGGCGGCACCGGATGACCGGGGCCACACAAGTGCAGGCGCGGACGGCTGAAGAGGCGCAGGCGGAAGGCTTGGCCTGGCGGGATGATCGGCAATGGGACCGCTGGAGCTATGTCGAGGCGCGATTTAACCGGCTGGTCTGGTTTGAGGCGCCGGCCTTTCACTCGCGGGCGATTCACGACAACTATGGCCACGGGTTGGATGCGCGGCTGATCCAGGTGATGTTTGGCCGGTTCAAGGACGGTGCAGCATGTGTATGACCACAGCGGCGATTATTACGACAGTAGCGGCCGTGGGCGGCACCGTCGGCGGCGCAGCCATTGCCGCGCATGGGCAGACGAAGGCCGCAGAGACGCAGGCGAAAGCCCAAGAAGGCGCGACCACGGCTCAAGAGCAGGCGACTGAGAAGGCGCTGGAGTTTCAGAAGCAGCAATACGCCAACACGCAGAAAGCCGTGGCGCCCTATCAGAACATGGGCGCAGGGGCGTTGGCGGCGCTCGGATCAGGCTTGGGCGTGACGCCAGGGAACATCGCCCCGCCGCCGATCAGCACGGGTTCGTTGGGCATTCAGAACCCGACACGCAATCCCAGCGGCTCGACCTCTGGGTTTATTGATTCGGCAGACATGAGCGCCTATCAGGGCCAGCCGCAAGGCATGCCGAATCTGACCGCAAACCAGCAGCGGCTTGACGCGCAGAATCCGTCGAGCACGGCGAACCTGAGTCAGAGCAGCGTGCGACTGCAGTCGCCGGATGGCAAGGAAACGCAGACGGTGCCAGCGAGTCAGGCGCAGTATTACATCTCGCAAGGCGCAAAGGTGGTGGCGTAATGGGCTGGTTTGATCAGCAGGCGCAGCAGATGCCCCAGCAGTCTGGATCGCTCGCGGCGCTCGGTGGCGGGGTTGGGCGCAACGCGCCGATTTACAATCCCGTGCAGCCTCCGCAAAGTGGCCCGCAGCCGGTGCCGGGGATGCTGCCGCAGCCGATGCGAGACTTAATGCCCGGTGGGGGACAGGCTGGCACGCCGGGATTTGATGCCCCGTGGCCTAATACTGGCTTCCCAGGTGGTGGTGGCTTCTGGAATCCCCCTCCTAATATGCGGCCCATTGCTGACAACGGCAACGGTGGTCCGATGACGCAGCAGGACTACGACAACACCGTCAAGCGGTATAACGAACTCCTGCCGGAGAGCCAGAAGTATTTCAGAGACTTTGGTCCACCGGATCCGAATGATCCGACACGGAACGAGATGAATATTCTTGCGGGTCGCATGGCCGCGTGGCAAGCGATGCCTGGGAATGCGCCGGTCTATCAGCCGAATGGGCCGATCTTCGGCGGCGGCAAGGATTCGACTGGCATGCCGCTGATCAGCGGTGATCAGGGCAACCGTGGCAGCGGCCAGCCGATCAATCAGCCGATGGGCTCCTTGCAAGCGCTCGGCGGTGGACCTATCGCCGCGACGGTCGGTAATGCGCTGAATGGTGTCGGGTCGCAACCCAACATGGGCGGGCCGATTGGAGCAACGGTTTCTAATGCGCTGAATCAATCCGGCATGGTCAATCTGCGCGGGCCGGATGGCTCCATGAAAGCGATCCCGCAGTCTGATCTCGCGCACTGGCTCAGCAAAGGCGCCACGATGGCGATGGGAGGCTAACCGTGGGCTTCTTTGACGATCCGGCGAATCAACCGTCGTCGAGCAGCGGCATCCGTCCAGGGGGTTTCGGCAGCAACAGCCGCGTGAATCAACCCGGCCCCGTGCAGGCGCAGCCCGGTCCGGTCAGCGGCACGGTGAATAAGTCTGATCCGAACGCGGGGATCACGCCGACGACGCCTGCGACCGGGGCGGCCGGTGGCGGGAATATCGAAGCCGATATTCAGGCACTGGCCCCGTCGTTGCCGAATGGCGCCAACACGAATGACAACAAAGATCATACGGCTATCAATGCGCTCATGGCGCAGTTGCAGGCCAAGGGATATCAAGTCTCCCCCGGCCTCACGGATGAATTTGGCCGCATGGATTCGCTGACCATTAATGGGCAGGTCTATCGGGTGCTCGACAGCGGCGGCAACTGGATCGCGAAGAGTAACGCGAAGGGTGATGCGTGGGGCGGCACGTATTACGGCCAAGGGGATGCGCGTAATAGCGCCGAGAGCGGCGGGGGCATGGGCGGCTTCGGCTCGCTGTATGCGACCGTGCCGACAGAAGCCGAAGCGATGAACATGCCGGGGATCCAGTTTGCGCTGGATGAGAACAACCGGCGCATGATGGCGGGGGCCGCGGCGAAAGGGACGCTCTTGAACGGCCGCACCCAGCAGGCGATTGGGCAGAGCAACATTCAGGCGGCGCTTGGCTTGGGGTATCTGCCACTGGCGCAGCTCCAGAACCAGACGAAGCAGCAGAACAGTTCAAATTTACTGGACCTCAGTAAGCTGGGTCTTTCTGCGACCAGCACGGGGAATCAATAGTGGGCGCCGCGGATCGGATTGCCGAGACGATTCTGCGCCAGGGGCAGATCCAGGCTGAGGGTCTGCAGCGGAGCGCCGACATCCAAGCGCGAGCGCAGCAGAATAATGCGCAGATTTGGAGCGGGGCGCTGCAGAGCCTCGGACAGTTGCCGGTGGACATCCAGAAAGCGAAGGTGCTGGATACGGAGAACCAGATCCGGCAGAACGCCCTTCAGCAACAGAAGAAGTTCCAAGACGACGAGTTCAACGCGAATCAGATTTTCGCGTATACGACGCGGCCGGACGCGGATGGCTCGATCAAGTTTGACGAAGAGAAGCTGAACAGCCTGACGCAGAAGATGGCTGAAGCGAACGTGAATCCCGAGACGCAGCAGCGCGTGATGCAGGCGTTCAAGCAGGGTAACTCGGTCGTGTCGGAGTTTCGGCAGTCGCAACTGGATCATCAGGTGAAGGTCGCCAAGCTCGTGCTGGGGTCGGCCACGCCGGATAATCCGCTGACTCCGACGACGGCGCTGACCACATTGAAGTGGGCGCAGGCCAACGGGATTGCGAGCGCGGATGATGTGAACAAGTTCATGGCTGGCCTGAATCAGGGGCACTCGCCGGAAGACCTCTTCAAGGCCATCATCCAATACGGGACGCAGCCGAAGGAACAGAAGTTTGGAACTGTCGGGGCTGGTGGATCGATCTACAACGAAGGCACCGGACAGATTACCGCCACGGCACCAGAGAAGATTGCGCCTCCAGTAAAAACGACTGAGATTGATTTAGCGCAGGACGCTGCCACGCTCGGCACGCCACAAGAGACACCAACGGCGAAGAACTCTGCAGCCACGTTGGAACGGCTGAAGCCGACGAAGGAAACGACGCCTCGTGCGCCGACAGAGACCGAGTTGGCGTTGAAGGCCGCTCAAGGCGATCCTGTGGCCGCTGCGGCGTTGCGGATTCTGCATCCGAATCAGGGCGGCTTGACCCCAGGTGAAGGCCAGAAGCGGGCCGATGCGCGGACGGTCGCACAAGGCATTAAGCAGTTCGTGGACACTGGCGAGGGGCTGAGTCCATCGATTCTTGTCGGGTCACGACTGACAGAACAGGGCATGGCGCTCAATGCCGAACTGCAGCGCATGGGTGTCGATACCGGCAAACTGACGCGAGAATGGACGGCGACGCAAGCGGCGATTAAGTCGTTGAATGGCGCGTCACAGTTGCGGCTCTCACAAGTCATCAACAAGGCATCGGCGTCGCTGGACAAACTCGACGAACTCAATCAGCAATGGTCGCAGAACGCCTCTCGGTGGGGTATTAAGGTGCTGAATCGTGCTTCGTTGACCGCCGCGCAGAACGGTCTCTATGGGCCAGAAGCGGCGAGCGTGGCCCAACGGCTTGAGGGGCAGATCGCGGATGTGACGAGCGAACTCGGACAGGGCATCATGGGCGGCAACTCTCCTACTGATCATGCCTTTGGGTTGGCAGCGAAAAATCTCTCCGCTGACTGGACGCAGAAGGTGCTAGACGATTCGATCAAGCAAGTGCGCTATAACCTGAATCTTGCGCAGTCCGCTCGGAATGAGATGCTGTCGCAGTTGGGTGTGGAGAGCACGCAGTTCCAGACACCTCCCGCTGGTGGCGTGGCACCACCAGCCGCGCCGAAGTTGAAAGTCGGGGATATGGTGCCCTATCAGGGCGGTCAGAAGAAAGTGATCAAGGTCTATCCAGACGGTTCCGTGGACGTGCA